CTAAATGCTCTCCAATGTTATTCCATCGGAAGACGCTTTAAAGTCAGATTTGTTTTTAATGACAAGAGTGACACCCATACCAGAAGTCACGATAGCCGTCATCGGTGAGTATATAAATTCTACGATATCTCCAGGATTGTTCAATTTGACAATGCTATACTGTTTTCCTTTGAACAAGAAAATATGATTAATTATATAACCGATAGAAACAACACCACTACCACCATTAATTATACTAAATTCTGTCCCGAATGACCTTGAGCCTGAACTGAAAAAGAGAGTAATCAAAGTATTACTGTCACTTTTACAAACATAAATATTGTTTTTAGTAATCCCTTGATGAGGGGCCTCCGAGTCAAAGACAACCATTCCTCTCCTTATACTGCCGGATAATTCGCAATCTCCGGTTTTAAAATTGAGCTTAAGATTAGGAGTAAACGCGTTTGTACCAAACTTCCGATAATCCTCAGTAGGATTGCCCGATGCATCAACACCCTGCTGCGATATCATATATTCATCCTGGAATACAGCCGAGCCTATCAAAGCGAAATTAAGGAGAGCGATCTCGGCTGCAATTAACTTGTCGTAAGGATAAGGCGTCCACAGTCCACTCTCTTGATGAGCTTCAATCCATTCCTTTGGGCTAATCTCCGTATTTCCAGAAACGCGGCTGGTCCACATGTACAGCACATTGTCTTGCTTCAGATACTCCCCGTTCTTATACACATTGTCCACATTCCAATCTTCCGAGCGTGGGAAAGGCGTAGGATTGGCGACAATAATGTTCACCAGCTTACTATCAATCTCTTTCGTCCGGGCGGCATCCTCATAAGCATAGATACTGATACGGTTAGCAGTAGCATACTTATCTGAAGGAATAGTGTAGTCGTATGAACTAACCTTTGAAGCAGTTTTGTCCTCAAACAACTTCGTTACACTGCTCCCTACAATGCTTTCAACCCTAAGCGTAAGATAGGCAGACATAGCCACTTTATTGCTCCCTTCACCAGCCCAGAACCGGACCTGTAAGGGTGCAGCCTGTACGTTATTAGCATCCAAAGATACCGTCTCCGGATTGACACCAATCCAAAGGCGTTCAGATTCAGCAACCAAATAGAATGTTCCTGTCAGTATCATATCATACAATTTATGCAGTCCCGCTAATAGAGCCTGACAAGCCCATTTTAGCACGCACCATGTCTTCAAAAGTAATTTTCGCATTGGCTCCCGTAAATGTGGCGGCACTCTTACCGGTAAGGATGAATGCGGCGCCGGCGTTATCTTTCAGAGAGAATGTCCAGGTTGTGATGAGCGAAGGTACTTCCTCACCCGTGCTACGTTTTACCGCCACCGGTGTGACTGTTGCAGTCTCACCTTTTTTAACCACATTTCCACTGATACCCGTAATCTTGAGTAGTGCGTAATAGGGGTCAGAAAAGTCAGTAATCTCATCATAGCCGGAGGCAACCAATGATCCGTCCTTCTTGACATCACAGCGCAATTTAAGTACGTTATCCACATCATTGGTAGAAACCACCTGAGTACGTGATGTACCCCAATTCGTGTCACCGGCTCCAAGCATTTTCACCCACTGGAAAGTAAAGCCGGTGTAGTCAGTGATTTCAACGCCATCCTTAAAGATACGGACTGTATCAGTTAACGACTCCCCGGCCGTAAGAAGCTGAGACCCCTTGTTATTTGAGATCAAGGCATCATACTGGTTGCCGGTGGATTCTTGAATGACAACCTCCTTGGACAAAGCTTTGAAACCGATAGAGGAACCGGAGATTTCAACGGTACCTGAAACAGTGATCCGGTCATTGTCGTATCCGGAGATGGGTACAAGGTTCTTCATTACACGCAGGGCCGGTACTTTATAAGTAGCTCCGCCAATGGTAGTACTGTAAGCGTCTATCTTCTTGAAATACCCCACCATACCGGCATTCGTGGACAAACCGTTGTTGTCAAATGTCAGTAACAAGTCATTGTAACGAAACTCAATCGTATTGGGTACAAGGATACTACCGTCAGAGATATCACGCAGAATAATAACGACAGTCGGACGACTGTTTTCGGGCAGTGCGGTAAAATCCGGTATAAAAACAACCGTCCCTTTGTTATATCGTTGTACAAGCGGAGTACCTTCTACCCGGAGCGTACCATTGATGGTAGTACCATCCATTAAGGCAATGAGGGTAAAACTTCCTTCAAGATTCATACGTCACCCCCTTCCTGTTCAACAGTATCTTCGGTCGGGGTCGGTTCTTCAGTAGTGGTATCTTCTCCTGAAGGTTCGCCCCCATTAATATTCTCACCGTTTCCTGGTTCTTCACTACCGCTTGTATTCTCTTCTTCCGGAGAATCATACAGGCCGCTTTCCTTTTGCTCTTTTATCAGCACTTTCAGCTTACCATTCGAAAGAATTTCAGGACTGAAATTAGAAAGCACCTTCAGGGTACTGAGCGGCAAGATTACACGACCGTCCGGAATACGTTCGGCATACTTGTAATCATAACCCTGCTCATCCAGTTCTTCCGGTTTTACTAACAGATAATTCATAAGCTATTCATATTTAGATGTTATAATCAATTTTCCGTCACTCGTTGTTAAGACCTTATTATCGCTTGTAGTCACTAATGCCGTTACTGCATACATCTTCACTGAAGCATATACCGATATAGGATACAAAGGATCGAATGAATAAGTCGAAGGGATAAACTCAACACTTCTTCCACGGCCCACATTTTTTGCCGTACTGCCAGCCTTGGCGGATTTCGCGTACCAGTCAATCACAAACAGGTTATCCTTGCTACTGCCAATCAACTGCTTGTTGTACGACAATATACACTCGTAGCCGACTGTAGTGTTCATACGGGAATTAAGCTTGATACCTTTCGTCTGCCGGATGTTGGCGCGTAATGTACCGGGCATCTCCACTTTGATGGAAGTCGTAGCCTGCATCTCATCCGAAGTCGGAGAAGACGGGCGGGTACCGTTATAATACGCACCACGAACACGGACAGAAATGTTCCGGAAGAAACGGGCGTCGAGCGTCAGTTTTTTACTCCAGGTACCGTCCGCGTTCTTACCGGAAACAAACACCTCAAGCTCATCAGCCGTAAAGTCACGCCATGTTGTACCGTCAAGCATCTGCCACCAGAAAGCGGCATTGGCATCAGCTACGATATCCTCACCGGAGTATATTTGTGCGGTTATATCATACAGCCATTCTCCTTTGCTGTTTGGCACCACCTCAAGAGGGTTGATTGTCCAGCCTTTGGGACGGTTGATCTTCAGGGAATAGTTGTTTGAATCAAAAATACTCGTTCGAAGTACAATACTACGCTCGAATTTCTCCTGAGTGTTTTTTCTCTTGTCCGTAATAGAGAATATACAATGCAGCTCTATCGGGCTGTTATAATCTACATTCTTCTTTACCGTCAAAGAATAGGTGGGTTTACCCGTGGCTGATATGGCATAATCATCGTTATTTACGATGCGGTTGCTGCCATCCGGCTTCGGTGCACCTTCATACCATTCGGCACCGGTGATTACCTGGCTGCCATTCATCAGCCCCTCCGGGTCCTGAACCGAAATGTAAGGCATGAGTACACAAGGAACGAGCGAACGATCAGGCTCGTAATCGTTCGTGTCCTTATTATAGTTCTGTACAGGATTACCGGATAGAACCTGTATCTCTGCCAGGAAAGAGTACGGATCAATGTGTACCTGTACGTCTTTGGGTTGGGTTTGTATAGCCATTTTAATAAGTGTCTATTATAGTTATTTTCTTATGCCCTGTTTTTTCTGTTACTAACTCCTCAAGGCTCTTACCACCGATTCTCTGAATAACAATTGTCATTCCACGGCATGGTATGAATCCCAATAACTTGTACCGGTATTCAACAAGGTGAGGAAAAACTCTTTCTAATCCCATAACTTTCAAATTCTAAATCCAACATAATTTTCAACTGTCTCCATATCTTCGCCCACCGGTATGAATACCCGGCAGATGAATTTCACTGTTCTAACCGAAAGCCCCCATTCACTTCCCATATCTGCGGAAGTCAACCGGATAACATGCTTCTGCCCGTCCACATAAGTAGGAGACCAGCTGTTATCGGCAGGAACATTCCCGGTATTCCGCAGCCACTCCACTTCGACACCGGTAGTAGCCATAAGGACATTGGTGATATCACGGTTGCCATAACTCACAACAGCAGCGATATCGGTGTTCACGTTATTTTTGAAAAACTGCCAACCAGTAGTAGATGTAAAGTCAAGATGATAATTCTTGTCACCTTCAAGCAATGCCCATCCGGCAGAGTTCCACTGAGGCTCTTCGGTAGTCTTGTCTACTATGCAGCCCCACTTACAGCCATAATGATAGACTGTATGCTGTTCCAGTGTGGTTACTACCTTCTGATTCTCCAAAAGGGTTTCATAGTCTACAAAACGATAAGGTTCATCGCTCTGGGCAATTTCCAAGGCCCACTCGCCCCGGTCTACCTTCTTGGGTATGATTGTCCCATTCCAGTCAGCTTCATATATCTTTTCAAAGACACCAATCTTCGACATGACTCCGACATCCAGAGGCCCGATAGGAAGTTTCTCTATCATCTTCACATTGGGGAAGCGGCCAAGAGTTAACGCATAGTTGTAGTCTTCAAGAATGGGTTTGAAAACATTCTGTAGAAACATGATCCGGCCTTCACGAGATGAAAGTAGCCATGATTGCGCACGCTCATTTGCCGCTTCGCCAGCATCCGGAACCGTTGCATAACCCCGACGGGTGACGTTGTAACCTTCAACAGGCGGGTAGTTTCTTCCTCCTGGAACTTCGCTATCAGGATAGAGGACAACAGTCAATGTATTATCATTTATATTTTTGGATACTCCCCGGAACCAAGAAGTATAATAGTCGGCGCCTCCAGAAAGCAAGGTGTTGATAATGGATAGCATGACGTCATTCTCATCAAGAGTTGTCCAGTCGGTGTCCGTGCGCTTCTCCATCCATAACTTATAAGTGGAATCATCTATTTTCTCTACTTTCTCTATTGTACCACAATCAGAAAACGAGAAGTCGCCGGACATTGCCTGGATCTCGTTAATGATGAGCGAAAAGACCTTCATGGCATTACGGACTTCCAGAGTGGAGCATTGAATACGGCCATCGGGAGTCATGATGATGCCTTTACCGGCAAGGAAGCTATCAATGGCCTCTCCAACATTGGCACCACCTAATAACTCAAGAAGGTATTTAGTGAAGTCCTGGCGGTCCTTGTGGATGTATTTATCGCCTTCGATATCTCCAGCTATATCTGCATAACCGGCTTTAATTTTCTGGCCGTTGACTAACAGATATTGCGAAACATAGCTAAGTAGATTGAGTAAATCTATGTTTTTATGCTGGTGGCCAACGCCGCCGCTGGATCCGGCAAACGAAGACAAGAATTGACCGACGAATGTGGCGAAGCCTTCGGCAGTGGTAGTCCCCCACTCCTCGGAGTAAGGGTTCTGGATAGGAAAGAGTGCCCCCTCGGAGAGTGGCAGGCGGGGAACTTCAGCAAGCCGAGGGGGCACTGTAAAAGAACCTACTTCGGGCACAGTAATGTTGAGGACATCTGCAGGTACGTCGGTTCTGGGGAGGTTTAATAAGGGACGAGCATCCGCATATTTGAAGGTGAATGTATAGTTGCTGGGGAGGGCACGATCGGTGTAACTTACGTTACTTTCGGTGACAACGATCTGACGCAGGTAGTTACCGACATAGAGGTATTTTGCCTGAGAGGGAAAGAAGTCGAGTAGCCATTTGCGCTCATCCAGGTTTAAGTGGCCAGTGTTTTTTTGAAACTTACGCTCAGTGTCAACGCGGTACTCCTGGGAAACTTCGTCAATTTCAGCCAGGTTGTGGGTGTGATTGCCGTTGAATGTGGTGGTTCCGTAGGCGCGGAAGGTATCGAGCCCGCCCAGGGAATTCTCGAAGAGGATCCACTGTTCCTGCTCTGTGCGCATGTTTTCGGCATAGTAACGTTGTACGTATGTGAGTCGTTGGCCAGTGGGATTCTCAACCCAGACATCGTAGTAGGCCGGCAGCTGATGGTTGAGCCAACCGGCAACAACGGAGTACTGCAGAGGGAGTGTGTAGGCAATGCCGGCAGTTAGTTCAGCGACGGTATAGTCAGTATGCGAAGTGACGGATCCGGAATCGTCAGTGAAAAAGGCCCGCAGCTTCACTGTACTGGAGACTACAGAGTAGTAGGTCAGGAACTCCGGAGAATAGTAGGTAACCGGCTTGATATTGGGTTGCCAAGTGAGGAAGTTCTGCGTGAGAAAATTAGCGGCGGAGTCGGATAAACGATCGACGCCGGCGCGGATGACGCGGAAGGTCAATACAGATGTGCCATCAATTTCTGCAGTAAAATCGGAAACAAGCGAGGTCTGCTGATATATTTGTCCAGACTCAAACAACCGATAGGATAACCTGGCATGGATGATATCACGCAAGTTTATTGTGATGTCGTTGTTGGACGACGGATCGTATCGTTGAGAGAGGATTTCGACATCGCCTTGCTTCAGGACAAAGGAGACCTGATCAGAAGAAGAGATGCGAAACTCTTTCAAGTTCTGAGATAGCGATAAAGCGTCCGGTTGCTGAAGTATTGTCATATTGATTTCTTTTTTATGCCAAAATTAGAACTGGAGAGGGAGTAACTAAAGGACAAAATCAGGTGGGAGTCGTCGATGGACGTGTAGGACGTTCATTGGGATCCTTTTCTGAGAATAGTGCCGGACGCAGGGATAAATCTATGCGATAATAAACTTTTCCATTTGTTCTACTTGTATAATATATATAATAGGTACGGTGATAATAAGTGCCTCCAGCATCGTAAATAGCCTTGGTTGGTGGCAAAGGATAGATGGCCGAAATTGTATTCCGAATATAACCTTCACCTTCGCTGGGATTATAACCGGCAGCAATATATTCAGATTCACTGACTTCTGTAGCAGAAGAAACAATCATCCATTTGTATTCTGTATTCCGGACCATACGTTCGGATTCGGACTTTGCAATAGATAACGGTTCATAAAGTGCAGTGGTCATCAACTCGGAGGTTACCGGTTCAGATTCTCCACCGATTGTGTATTTAAAGATGTTGAATAACAACTCAACTCCCTGGAGAGTAACCTTGTGATGAACCTGAAGGGAATTTTTTAAAGAGTTAGGGAGCAATAAATCGGCAGAGACCTTATGAAGGGAATTACGGAGAAGGTTGTCAAACTTCCGATAGAATTTCTCGAATATACCAGTGGGACCATTATATAGCAGGGAATATCCCCATTTGCCCAATACATCGTGGTTGGTTCCGACCGCATAATTAGAGCTATATTGCACAAAAGCCAAGATAGGTTTCTGATTCGGATTATTTGCCACAACATCTTCATCTGATGCTGTAGAATCTTCGGCAGCACTCTCTACCGGTACGCCATCGATCGTTGAGTTGAGTGTGCGACCATCACCGATATAAGGAGCTGTCTCTCCCCTTTTCATTGTACCTCTATTTGTATCTGGTATATCCGGAAAGGCAAGATAAGACAAACAAAACGCACAATCCGGTACTTTGACTTCATAGGCCTTGAGGGGACCACCGGCATAGTAGGGAATGTTACCATCGGAAAGTCGCTCTTCGATAGTACTGTCTGCGTACCCTGTACGGCAATAGCTACCATCAGCCTCTTTGTACCAGGCTTCCGGATATTTAGCCTCCAGTTCGTAAGTTGAATCGTAGGTATCCCCTTCTGTAATCACTGTTTCAGAGGATAGCTTGAGCTGTTGGTATCCGGAGAAAGAAAGTTCAGGATGGGATTTCAAATATGGGGTTAAATCGACTGTTGGTTTTGACTCCATAATGTCGTTAAACAGTTCTATACGCACAGTACGTGCAACTTCGTCGGGGATAAACTCACAGCAGAACTTTTTGCGATAAACATCGAGAATAGTGTTGGCCATACAATCGGGCACCAGGTGGGCAAGCAGGATTGTACCGTTGACGAGGGAGTCGATGGTATTATTAATGAATACCATTTTGTTGAAAGGTTCGCTCGTTAGGAGGAAGTGATCGAGCAAGGTATAGCCAAAGTAGGTGAAGATGCGGCGCAATAGATATGCGGCACGGATGAAGGGAGAAATATAATAGCCCGGCTCAAGTTTGATGATACGATCGTTGATGGTTTCTTTGCGTTCGAAAGAATTGTAGAAACGATAGCTTCCTTTTCCAGCAGTGCTGGATATGCAGACGCCAGCATCGTTCATATAATTGATGCGATTGACATACCGACGGTCTCCATCCAGGTTGACGGTTATAGGAAAAATGGCAAAATTGGGATGGGAGTTATCACGAAGGGACCAACAGAAGTCGATTCCTTGCTGGACGGTGGTGATTCCTGGAACGACTTCATCACCAAAAATATCGGTCAGGGTGACATCGGATATCCTGGAAAGGAAAGAACCTTCGTTCATGTAGAATGCCGTGGAAATCTTTTCATGGCGTTTGGCTCCTAAAATGGCTTGCCGGCAAGGCATAAAGTAATCGCCATCCTGGATGCTACAATCTATGTTGGCTGAAGGTTTGTTCCGGTTGGCCAGCATGTCCGGGTAGTTGGTGAGCTGACGGTTTAGGTCGGTGTCCGGGAGATCGGTTGGCAGGGACTGTTCGCCCCATTCGTTAAAAAAGAGGTTTGGACGCTCGATTTCGAGTTGGGTACCGGGAGTGAGATGGTAGGCTTGACCGACTTTGGTATTGACTATTTTCATGATGCTTGTTTTTTGGATCCTATTGCACGGGCGCGGTTACGGAGATCGGTTTTTCGCTCGATATCGGAAAGAACTACAGAAGCGGGTACTCCATATTCATCGAGATGGATGATGGAGCGAGCCAGTTTCTCCATGAGTTCCAGAGGAAGTGCAGCTCCGGAGTTACCGGTAGGTACCGGATCCGGGGTTGATGAAGTGGAACTTATTGATCCGCCGGAAGCATAACCGGCCATGCGGGCGCGGATAGCCTGGTTGAGATCGAGCGTGCGGATGTTGCCGGCTTGCTGGGATTTATCGAGGATATCCAAGATCGGTGCTACGGTGGGATTCTCGACAGCAGCGTTACTGGCCACCCATTCTTTTGATTGGCCGGCAGGCCCCTCTCCTACTATGACGGTAGGGCGATCGATGAAGCCGCGAGCGTCCGGATCATAGTCGGAGTCCGGAAAGAGTTTGCCGTCCTGGGCACGGCGGACATCTATTTTGCCACCTTCCTGGCGACCGGTAGCAACACGGGCACCGGCGGCGGATCCGGAAGATGTACTTCCGGAGAGAGTCATATTCTTGACCTTATCGCGTTCGGCCTTGGCACTGGCCAACTGGGCAATACCGGTGACGCCCATGAGTGCAGCTGCTATGGATCCAGCAATAGGCCCAAGATCGGCATAAGCCTTCATGATGGAGACTGCAGTATCGGCTATGATCTGGGAGGCCTTGATGGCGAAGTTGACATCGGCATACTTCTTCTGTATGTCGAGTTTCTTTTGGGCCTTTTCGTTCTCCAGGCGTTCGACTTCATCGGCATCACCTTTGGCCGCTTCGATTTCGGCATCGTATTTGGCGTCGATCTGATCCATTTCGGCTTGTTGCAAAGCCTGGATGGCTCCGGAGAAGAGATCGGCATAGTAGTCGAACTGTTTTTTGTAGCTATCTCGCTTAAGGTTCTGGACGGCTTGTTCGTACTCTTCCTCGGTTAGTAATTCCTGATCACGGGCGAGCTTCAGTTGTTCTAACTCGGAGTTATGACGCTCCTGTTGAGTAGTGAGGCCGTATTGATTGCGAATGGCCAGGAGGCGTTGCTGGTGTTCAGACTCAAGTTGCTCTTTTGCACGATAGTAGGTCTTGTCAAGCTCGGTGGTGTCGAGATTGTTCTTTTCGGCCATTTCCTTCCGAGCCTGGTAAGATGCTTCAAGAACCTTGAGTTGCATGGCATAGTCTTCATCAACAGTAGTCAGCTTGAACTGATCCTTAAAACTTTTGATAAGTTCGTTCAGTTGCGTCTGCAGGGCGGCACGAGTGGTATTGGCTTCTTTTTCAGCATTGATGACGCGTTGATTGGATTTTCGGACGATGTCTTCCTTGGTGTTGGCATCAGTAAGGGCCATCGATTGAGCATCAGAGTAGTAAGATTGCTCAATTTTGAGACGGGCATCGGCATTTTGTTTGTTCAGCTCCAACAGCATCATTTCGTGTTGCTGCTTGGTGAGTTTACCGGAGGATTGAGCAAGATTCAGAGCGGCCAGGGCATCATTGTACGTCTTCTGCTGATTCTGCAAGTCTTCTTCACGAAGAGCTTCGAGAGATTTAACAGCGGCTTGTTCGGTGGACACCTTATCCCGTTGTTCTTTCTCAGCTGCAGTTCTGGCTTTCTCGGCCGCTGCTTTTGCTGCCTTGGCTGCTTTTTCCGCTTTCTTCTTTGCAGCTTCCGGGTCCTCTTCAGGAAAACGTTTATTATAAATCTCCTGAGCAACTTCAGCGTATTCTTTATAGCTGTCCTTATTGTTTTGTATCCAGGCTTTCAGTTGGACTTCATCCATTTTATTGAAATTCTGCCGCGCCTCAAGCATTTTCTTTTGGGAGTGAATCGCGTCTTCGACCGTCTGGCCATTCAATTGCTTCAGCTTTTCTTCAGCACCCTGAATCAACTCACCGTACTTCTTGATATTTGCCTCAATCTGGGGCATGGTGGTGGTATCGATATAAGAGGTGCTGCCGCCAAACTGGCCATTAGTTTGGGTTATAGTTGCACCACCTTGCTCCTGCTGTGCAATGAGATTGTCGTAGGTTTTGCGATATTCCTCAAGCTGATTAGTGGTTTCCTTAATTGCGTTCTGATTCTCGAATTTCAGCAAGGCGCGTTGCTTTGCCAAGAATTCCTCGACTTTCTCTCCGGAAATGGCGATGGCATTACCGTAATTATCGAAAGCTGTTGCAGCACCGGGAACCATAGCCTGAACCTGTGAAATGACACTGGCCAACTCTTTTTGTTCTTCGGCAGACCGTGATGACTTGCCAGCCAACTCCTCATATCGAGAAACAAGACCGGGAAGAGTGCCTTCGAGCTGTACCATTTTATCGAAATGCAAATCATAGGTTTCGGTGTAGGACGTCAGCAAATCGCCCATAGCACTGAAGAAATCGTTTGCCTGTTTCATGGCCCATTTCCAGAATGGCTCTAACTTCTTACCTACCTTGTTGAAAAAGGCGTCCATCGTATCGCCGAGGTTAGACTGGATACCTTCGAGTTCCTGCATCTGCACAGCCATAGAACCGGCAATGCCATCGATGCGGCCAAGTGAAAGCAGGTAATCCTTGATGGCATCTTCGGAGTTACGGACTTCGGTGGTGACACCACGAAAAGTGTACTTAGTGGTTTCTCCGGATTTGGAAGCCTTGATACCGAATTCCTTCAGTCGTTCATTTTCGCCAGTCATTGCATCGAGAATAGCTTCGATGAGCTGGTCGACAGACTTACCTTGAGAGGAAGCCAAGTCCCCCATATTTACGAGCTCCTGACTGGTGGGCTTCAGACCCCGGTTGATGAGTTTGATATATGCCTCGGTCCATTCCTGCATTGAAGAGGGGGTATCTGCAGCAAGTTGCTGGAGCATCTTCATTGCGTCGTTGGCTTTTTTCTGGGACTGGAAAGTATTGCGAAGGACGGCTTCATACTTGGCAAACTCCTTGCGGGTTTCGTAGGCCTGATCGTGAGCAGACTTGAGCCATCCAAGAAGTTTCACTGCTATGAAGGCTTTGACGGCAAGTTTCAACTTAGACATCAGGGCCACGCCCATATCAGATTCCTGGTTGACTTTCTTGCCGGCATTACGTAGTTCGCCCATGCGATTGCGAACCTCTGCGAGCCTGGAGTTCAAGCGGGCATACTCTTCCGGATTAGCAGACTCGGAAAGGTCATCCAGCACAGCGGCAAGTTGCTTGGCTTCTTTCTTGAGTTGGCCCATAGTCATGTCATTGACGTTCATGCTACGGTTGAGAGCACTGATCTTCTTGTTATTCTCGGCAATGCGCTTACTGTATTCACTACACTCCTTGGAGAGATTCTTGTACTCTTTCGAGTTCTTTTTACCTTGAGCTTCGAGCTCCACCATAGCCTTACGGCGTTCACTTTCCTCTTTTTTAAGGGCTTTAGTATCCTTAGTGAGTGCATGGATCTCTTCCTGCAGCTTAGAACTGTCGCCGGAAATGATATACCTGATTTCGTCTTCGGATAGATGTTTCTTAGCCATGTCGATTTAATTAGAAGGTTGTTGAAGAGCTTGCTCCAGCTCCTGACGGATGGAACTTCGGATTTCCTGAGTGTAACCGTATTTGATTTCCGGGAAGGTTTCATGATAGAGGACTCCCCAGACTACGCGGTTGTAGAGTGCAAGATTGCTACGGATGTGACGGGAGATGCGGTCGGATCCACGACGGTAGTTGATGTCCAGGAACCGAAGGTACGGGAAGATGCGCATATAGTAGACTTGCTTATTATCGGAATTCTGGGATGTAAAGGGACGACGCTGAAGGTGTGCTACCAGGTCGCCGGAACGAGTGTTCAGATAAGTACGAACCACGTTTTCTTGTGTCTCGTAGATTTTGTTGATGCCTTGGGACATGACATCAGCTATAAATTTGTTGCGAATGAGTTGTTCTGTAATCATATACGCTGCTTATTTGCAGCGAATGTAGAAAGAGGAGAAGGATAAGGAAAGGACAAAAGCAGCTCCGGGAAACCTTATATTCTCTGTGTAACTAATACGATGGAGGTTTCCCGGAGTTCTACCCTATTTCAAATCTTTGGCCTGGAGCATCCAGCGAAAGTCCAAGCCGGCAGAGCCGGGACGGTTCTGATACTGATAGCCAGCATCGTGCATAGCTTGATGAATTTGGTCCTTGGTGACTTGAGCACCGGGATCAATGCGGCGGATGGCGTCGAAGACTTCATCGGTGGTGAACCAATGGGTGGTATGACGAGCATCAGGAGCAGGCTTGAATGAGGCAGACAAGGCTGCAATGTGGATACTAATATCGGTTATTTTTTCGTTTTGCTCTTCTTTTTTCATGGCGGATTTTTTTTTGAATTAACTTATACTCTAAATCTGTTTTCTGAAATTGCTCTTTAGAAAGCAAAAGGATTGTTGCTGCCTGGAGCTGTAGTATTTCAAAAACTGCTCCAGGGATAACAACATCATCTGAATTATTTCTCATGATAACCTCCTTTCGAATTGATGCAATGTTCAGTGCCAGGATCACCAGCGATATGAGGGTCTGCGCAATGGGAGCAGATGGTGTGCTCTTCGTCATCCCAACAACAGGTGCCATGATCGGGATGATAACATGGATCGTTCTCAGTACATCCGCAAATGCGGCAAATGCCGGGAGTGGAGATTGCATTCGCTTGAGAATTAGCTTCAGAGAATTGGAATACGCTCCGAACGCGGCAGATATCCATCGCAAACAAATAATCCGGGCAACCAGAGCCTGCTTTGATTGAAGCATCGATGCGCATCAAGGATTCATTCCAACTGTAACGAATGGGACGCAATTTGGGGTGTGCTGAATTTATTTCATTGATTTTAGTCTCAATGGAACAGCGCAAGGCATGGAGAGAACATTCATCCTTAATAAGGATGTTATTAAACTGTACGATAAAGTAGTTGAGTTCTTTACAGGCCTTATTTTTCGGACTGTAGATAGATAGATTATAAACGAAGAACATCACTGTTCACCTCCTTTCTTTGATTTTCGTGCCATAAGGCAGCAATAAGCTACAACTAAGATACAGGGTAAACAGATAAATGTAGCACAGATACTGGCGATGGTAGCAATGTACCAACGGTCGGAAGTGGATTTAACTTCGCAGTCACATAGGCTGCGGTAGTAACGCTCTTGGAGCGTGTTGTAATCCTGCGTTGAGCGGGATGCAGGCACGGTTGACGTGCCTTGGGTTAAAGTTTTCATATACTGTAATAGTTTGGCTGTTAAAGGCAAGTTCTCTTGCACCCGTATGGATGCAAGAACGGCTGCCTATTCCCGAGTCGCCAAACTATTACAGTATAATCCCCGAAGAGCATTATAAATGTATGGGAAAGACAGCCGTATTCGTTCACGTAAGTAAACTTCTACTATTTCGTATATGAATCTGCGATGCAGACCGATGGACATAAAAAAAGCCCAATTTCGTATTGAGCATCTAACCGGGCTCATTCGGTACAGATTAATTCTGTAATAGTTTGGCACTGCAAATATGGGGATTTTATTTGGATTGGCAATAAGAAAAGCGGAGTTTTTTACTCCGCTTCATTACTATTTATAGACATCATCCCAGGTACTTTTCTTCGCTTCTTCTGCAGCTTGCTTTCGTTCCTTCTCTTCTCTCTGTTCCTGCTTATATTCACCAAGAAGTCTTATTCCATCCATAATAGATTCACCGACGCCTATTTCCTTAAATAAGATATACCGGTAAGTTTCGGCACCACCTTGGCCTTTCACTGCTGCAGAAAAAGCCGTGTGAAGTTTCCATCCTCGATCAGCCATGTAGTTAAGGGCATCGATCATCGAGGAAAAGTCAATCACCTTGCCATCTTCGTCTATGATCTGATTGTCACTTGAAGCCTTATAATAGTACTTCTGCTCTCCGAAATCAAAGGAGATTTTAATACTTCGGCCGGAAGGACTTCCGGAGCCGATCATTTCGCAATAGACAGTGCGTAGTTGTGCATGAGCTGCCAAGGCCAAACTCATCAGCACAAAGATAAATAGTACTTTTCTCATAATGTTTGTATTAGTTACACGTGCAAATGTAGTTTATTTCGGCACAATCCTTCCTTGTGTTGAACACAAAATGTCCGAACTTATAAATCGTTCGGACACCAACAGGCGTAGATTATAACATTGTATCCAATACGTCAAGGAACATCACTGGTTTATGAAACCCATTTATTTAGGGATAATCATCGATGATCATCTTCGATGAAGCGTTTGTATAATAACCTAAAATCATCATGATACCCCATACGAGTAGGTACTTTATTTTTCTCTTGATACTCCCACACCCTGCGCTGTAGACGCTCTATTTCGCTCGTCTTGTTGTCTATGACGAGAGAAAGATGCACTATTGTAAACATTAGGATCAGGATTACTGCAGATAGGATAAATTCTCTCCAATTTTCTGTGTGTTTCATAGAATATATGATTTATGGTAGTTCTTCATTTTGCATTTATGGTAGTGGAAGTGATAGTATTCACTATAATGAGCTAAATAGACTTTTTTAAAAGAGCCTGGTAATATCAACCCAACAAGGCATTGAATCTTATCCCTTACCTCTTTCTTGCAACTGGATGTAAGAGCATCAAGAGTTTCACGGTCTTGTGTTCTAATAACATATAGCATGATAGATTTTTTGCTTTTTTGGATAAGCAAAACGATTCTGTACCAACAGGAACTTTTGTCCTGGAGAACCTTGTAGTATTTGACAACGGGTGTTTGCATAAAAAACGCACCTAAAGCAGTCTATTCACCCCTTGAGGCCTGCAACAGCCCGGATATGCTTATAAACTGAATAGGTGCGCATATCGCAAGCTCAATAGAACATACGAATGGCTATTCAGTTTAGGCATATCCATTTAAAGTTGCAGTTTCAAGGGATGCCAAACCAAATTCGAAAAAAGCTCCTCTATTTGAGGAACGGTGCAAATATAAGTTAATATTTTTATTTATGAGGAAGGAAGGGCCAATAAATGGATATGGAAGACAAAAAAAGGCGGTGAAGTTGAACTTACCGCCTGTATTATATCATTTTTCTATTATAAGTTTTATCCGAAGGAATTCGAATATTTTTTCTATTTTACCCTGTCCTAAATTCATTTTTCCATTGAGGAACAGGGACATGGAACTTTCCGACAGACCTATCTGTTCAGCAAGGTCTTTACTTTTCACATTATGGAGTTTCATTGCCTCCTTGATTATTTCTCTTATCATTTTTTTTCATTATATTATACTTAGCGACAAACTCAGATGACGCCTCCAAGGCATCCGAAAGCTGTTTCAAATTGCAATCATCTTGGACCTCAATGGTCAGTTTAGGGAACTTATTGCGAATGAGAAGCAATCTATCATTTTCATCATCCTCCCTAAATTCAAAAGCAGGAGTAGGTAATGCAATGGAATACCAATGAGAAAACATATAGTCTCCCATTTCACTCATGATTTTTGGAATCTCCGCTGCGGGATTCTGCATGCGTTGCAGCAACGTTTCCTCTTCAAGAACACTGAACTTTTGGGTTTCATTATACTCGTGTTCTTTGAATTTACAGACGATTAAGTTCTCTGTATCTGTCAAGACCCACCATCCAGGTAGGTCTTGACTTTTTTCTAATTTGAATCTATTATTCTTCTTCATCTTCTTCTAATTCTATTGAGTATGAGCGACTATCCCAGTCGAATGAGCGAGTACCATCACCAAATGTAGGTGTTGCTCCGAAAACGAACGGTTTTGATTGAATAACGGCCATCCCCCAATTACTTGCAAAGGGACGCTCATCACCATATTTCTCATTATACATATCCAGCAATTGAGATTGAGCTTCCTTGAGAGATAAGTTTGATTCAATCACGATTTCAGTACGACCTTTAAAATTTGAGTCTCTGTTAGCAATGTAACCGTTAGTCTTTCCAATAATTCTGTAAGTAGTCATATAATAGACAGTTTCTACGTGTGTCTCACGGCTGTATAACAGCGATTAATTGTTTTATGATGCTACAAAGATACGAAAAGTTTAAGTAATACCAAATTTTTAAGCAATAAAATTTAGGTAATACTGAATTTTTTTTCATTCAAGATAATACAGTATATTTTCATTAGGGTATAAAAAAGGCCTCCAACTCGTGGAAGCCTTTTAGAGCAGAGGGAAGAATAATAGTGTTCAATTAATACTCAGCGTTCTTTATCCGAACTTTACCCTCAATTTTTGGTGTTTTTAAAAGCGATGCCCCTTTAACAGGATGGCACTTTTCTTTATACGTTCACTAAGGTCTAACAGACCATCAGCTAATGTATTTATTTCTTCCGGTGTGAATGCTGCAGCTTTGGAATTAACATGATATCCATTCATTCGCTGGCTCAACCAAGAACGTGATTTCTGAAAATATTCTTCTGCAATATATGACCAGGTTACAGCAGGAATAATATCATTTAGTGCTTGCTTGAAATGATACTCCCCTATTAACGCCTCTGACTGCCGGATTGTTTTTTTAGCATTATCAGCAAGAGCCTCTCCAAATTCACGTTTTTCTTCTGCTGTTTTATCCGCTAAGGTTTGAGCTATTTTACACCGAAATTGCTCTCGTTGCTCATCCGTCTCCAGCTGAAGAAATTCATTCAACAAATCATCAATTTCTCTTTTTGCACCCATAATCGTTTTTTTATAATTGGTTTTTAAAGCACCCCCTCAATTCATGAGGGGGTTAATGTTAGTCTTTCAGTTGTTTGAGGAGTTCAATCAACTTATCCAGTTGAATATCAATCAGCCTCTCTAACTCTCTTTGTGGAAAGCCTTGCTTTAGCAATTCTTCCTCACTCAGAGCATAAAACAGCAAGCATCGCTTTACATGTTCTATGTGAGCCTTTAGCTCATCCTGATTGTCAAACATCGCTTTAAAAACACTGTGCAAATATAATAAACATTTGTTTATTAACAAAGACTATGGTAAATAAAAGTGCTTATGAATTGATTATTTAACATTTACGTAACCATTAGTAGATAAATCCTCCAGAAAGTGTTCTGGGGAATCAGCGCGGATTACGTTCCCGGTCTGATCGTGGAATCGGTCGGCAAAATGGTACATGTATTCCTGGTCGGTGCACTGGCTGTCGAAACGGCTGCCCTCACGGAGTTTGGTTACAAAATCGGCGGCGCAGGTGGCGGTAATTTTACCGCCGTCCTGCAAAGTGTAGGTTGTTGTCATTATTATGCTAATTTTTTGGTTCTGAGTTTGAAAAATATTTTTTGGTCGGCGGTTAAGAAAGGAATGTTCGCAAGGGAGCATCCTGTGTTAACCATGCCTTGTTTTGCAAAGGTAATCATGTTTGCAACAAAGCGTATCCAATTCTCCATTTTTGTGAAGTTGGTTGTACCGCCATGCTGGCGAAATTCAACCGTGCGGTGGCGGGAGTAGGCTTCGAGGTTCAGCTTGTGGTAGCGGTCGTTGCGGAAGACCCCGCGAAGGTCCTGGATGGTTTGAGCTTCCCGAATGCGGCTTTCTGAAATACCGGAAAGGCGTTTGCAGTAGGTGTTATTGCGGCGGGTATTCGGCATGAAAGCGTCGATTACAGGTTCGAGGTGGCGGTAGGTTATTGCCAGGTTGCGCCAAGTTTCGATGGTGAAGTCTGCGGCGTCCATGTGGATGTGCAGGCCGCAGCTGTTATTTACCTTTACATCGCAATAATCAAGTACCCAGCAAACTTTCTGAAGCTCCTGCAACCCGGCCTCTCCTTCCAAAATCGGGCTAACCAGTTCGAAAGTGTCGTTTCCGCTAAGGCTTCCGTCTGATACAAGTTTCCAGTGGTTGCGGGTGTCGTGGTTGTAACCCTCAACTGCTACGTCGATTCCAGCCTCGCTAAGTTCGCGGGCAAGGCGGTGTTTATCGCAGTTATATGCTTCAATCTCGATGCCGAAGCGGCGGTTGAAAGTGTAGTCTATTTCCGGGATGGCTGTTGCAGCTACAGGTTGTTGTTGGTTGAAAGTGCCTGCCTCAAGCATCTTTTTGTAGACATTCTGGACGAAACCGTAGTTTCCGTTGGTTACTAAGTCGGCCACCTGGCGGCGGGTAAGACCTAAAAGAAGGAGCTGTTGAATCTTCGCTGTCTTCGTTATGCTCTGGTTGAGAATGTTTGTAATTTGTTCGTTCATAATGCTTTACCTTTATTATTGTACAGCTAAGGTAACACTATTAACGCACATATCGTAGCAATACCATCTTTATTATCAGCGACTTAGCTTTGTTTAGCTTGAGCAAAAAAATGATTATTTTTTGCGTCGGAGGTAATGTATAAGGGTGGCCAAGAAGATCAAAACGAGGTATGGAAGGAAGGGTTGATACCAGGGAACTTGCTTCACTTGGTAGGTGGTGTCGACGGTTTCTGTTTCATGAAATTGTTCTGAGGTGGTGTCGCAGGTAAGGGTGAGCTGGGTTTCGTTAATTGTGGAATCGGATTTGCTCTTGGAAGATAGGTCGATATCGGTTACAGATTTAACCGGACCATGTGAGGCGGTATCGCCAGGCTCTGGTGGGAAGAACTCCACGATCCGGACAATGAGGTCGGATTCTTGCTCATGCAGATATCGGGCAAACTTTCCTTTGAAATCCCAAGAGTCGGTCCGGGTTTCCTTGAGGTGATTAGTTTCGATATCAGAATGAGAAGTTCCTGACCGCGAACTTCGACAGCCCACGATCAGGAGTAAGATAAACAACACAATCAATATATTATGAACAAAGTGCATGGTTACAACATTTTGAGAATGGATTGTACGTGAATATCGGTAATAGCCTTTTTCCCTGTCGGAGAAAGAAGAAATCGACAGTCTTCCTGATTATCCATGAAAAGGTTTTCAGTAAGAATGGCCGGACATAAAGTTTCACGAAGTATTCCAAGATTAGTGTCCCAATCTGGATCACCATCGGAGAAATCTGCACGCATGGGTGTGATATCCTTTAGGATATCGCGAGCTGTATTCCAAAAAACGGTAGCATAGTCATCTGATTTGGACTGGCCAAGATAAGTATGAACTTCCCAACCGCGAGCTTTACCATTGAAAGCATTGCAATGAATGGAAACCAGAAAACAATTGCGGATACCTATTTCTTTGCAGATGGTATTCACGCGGCGAGCCCGTTCACGAATAGGTACATCGATAGACTCCCGAACAATCAGTTCAGAGTCAACTCCGAATTTTATGAGCTCTGAATAAACTCGACTCGCTATTTCACGAGTATAGGACCATTCAAATAGCTGACTGCCATCTGGCCAAAGTGGCGAACGTTTACCTGCAGTATTCTCGCCATGCCCGTTGTCAAGTAGGATTTTCATCTTTTACCTCCTTCTTTTTAAAGATTCGTACCTGGTACCGATAATCGACTCCGAAAAGTGCACCGGCGAATGTGCTGACTTCTCCAAATGCCACCAGGACGGAATTATGTATTTCTCCGCGAGGAGACACCCAAAAGCCTGAGAAGATGAGTACCATCCCTGAAATTGTGAGGAAGACAGCTACAGCCAATTGTACCGTGAGTTTTTTCATTGCTTTCATTTTTTTGCTAAGATATAGGGGATTCACCGCTATTTAAAGGACGATTTCACATCAAAAAGATCAGCAGCTGAGGAATTGAACATGAGCGTCCAACCTATACTTTTGAATTCCGGAGAAACGAAAGGCATGATATCATGATTATCGGATATCTTATCTAACCAGGGAGTTGCGGAGGACTGGGAGTCTTGGATGAGTTTCTTCCGGAGAGATGCAAGAAGGGACAAGGCGACATCCGAGGCTATGGCGACTTCGACCATATCGGCTGAATCAGTCAGTTTCATGGCAATGGTGGCCGCCAGCTTCTGTTGGTCTAAGATGGAGTTCCTGGAGTCGCGAGATGAGGAAAATTCTCCAAAATCAATGAAGAGGTAGTTGCCGGTGATGTCGTTCACGCGCCTTTTCACATCGTCGTATGATTGGCCGAAAACAAGATTCTCAAGTTCCGGCATGAGCGGATCCGGAAGATTCTTCACGTACTCAAGCAGAGTGGAGTACTGAGGGGACTGGCTTGCACCATTGCTGAACATGGAAATCACGCCTTCCTTCTGAGGGTATTGGGCAAAGTATTTTAATAAATTCAGGATCATAGAATATCATTTATTATGTGAATGGGTAAGCCAGTTTCTTTTGCTATGTCTATCTTCTCCATCTTAGCAGAGTGAAGGCTTCGAACGGTATCAATGAGTTTCTTCCGAAGGATTGTAAGGTATTGAAGGATATTCATCCGTTCGACGGTGTCCACGTCGCCAAGGCCATCGGAACTCAAGTTATACAGAGACTCAAGGGCACCGGTGGAAATGGCAGACACTTTGGTATTCTTGGCCTCTGTAAGTAACTTGAATTCGGTTTTGGTGAATAGATAGTTTACGAACGCCTGGAAGTTGAAGGCAATGGCTGTTAATTCATCTTCCGGCAACTTGACGAATTTATGTGCGAGGGAATGAGCTCCATCAGAAGAATACCGGTCCGGATAATAAAGAATGGCGGCCAAAAGCGGAAGTTGCTCTAATGATCCGCCAATCAAGGAACGGGCCTCGATGAACTGAAGGGCGGTCAAAGAGCAAGTAAGCCGGTTGAAGGAAGTGTCTATCGTATAGGCTGAATATAGCTCCTCATCATTGAAGCGAATTACCGGGATCATCTGTTTACAAAAACAGGAGTCAACGGCATAGTTGTAGGGCAGCTTGCTCAGATATCGAGCAATGGTGATGCCTGTCAATCGGTGCGGTGGAATACGTTTGCATAATTTTCGTGTGTCCGAATCGAGATCCTGGAGAGCGGCGTCATTATCTGGATAGACAATTGTGAATGGGAATGTTACTTGTTCGGCCAGCCAGGTTAAGTTAGCCCATCCATCAGAGTCCTTTATTTTTTTGAGTTTCCATCCCATGACACGACACACATAGTTCACGCGAACCATAGCAACGGAGAGTTTACCTTTGGCCATTAGTCCAATGTCATGAATGAGGGACTGAAAAAGGTATGGAGTAAGACCCTCCCAAGAATTAGGAATGCTGTATTGCGTTCCTTTGGCTATAAAATCAATAGTTGGATTTAGCATGGCATCAGCATTATTAGGTCGTCAGGACGGTTAAAGGAGGTGTTAGTATCGACGGATCCGGAAGCATCCGAAGTAAGTAGTAGATCGATATTGGCTAACTCTTGTTTTACCTCATTAGCCAAAGATGCTGCTAAGGCAAGCATACGTTCCTGCTCATCTTTGCCAGAACGACTTGCCTTGGAGTCATCGAATAGACTCCGAATCGTAGGCGGAAACTCAATGATATCGAAACGGCGGAGTGCGATGGAAATGGTTTGCTTTGCCAGGCAACGGTGAAGCATTCGCAGGATGTCCGCCTTATTTTCAGCTCGTTCAAAATAGCCTGATAGGCCATCATCCAGGGCCTCCTTTTGAATAGGAATAGTCCGGAAAAAGAAGAGGTAAGACAGGTCTATGGAGTATAACATATCAAAGTCTTCGGTACTTTGAATCTTGAGTCCATCAAGGAGTTTTTTGTACCGGGTTTCTTTCCAAGAAGGGAAGTTCTCTTCAGTATCAAGCAATTGGATTGCTGTATCCATTGCATTGTAGTAGTTTTCAATAAAGGAGCGACGCATAGTTTCCTGCTCATGCTTATAGATGTCGACATCGTCTTTACGTTTGGAAACGATGTCGAAGATGAGCTGCTTGGCCATAGTTAGGTTTGCTATAGCCATGCACAATGCCTCCTTAAGTTCTCCGTCAGTGGAAACAATCTCAGAATAAACTGTTTTCGTGAGAATGATGATTATCTGCTTTCTCGCTGAGATAGCTGATGAGTTGAGCTGGTCGAAAGTGATGTTACTTTCGGCATAGGGAGCATACTTACGAAACTCCGCAATGGTGGGAAATAGTTCTTGTAATATTGTCATGACTGTTGCTTATTAAGTCTGTCTTTTGGCGATACGTCTTCCTGGCGAGCTGGAACTTCTCGGTAGAAGCCAAGGCGATATCCCTGATTGTATAAATCAGGGAAGTTTATTTGCATGGCCTGATTAAATGGTTCAGAACAAATTTCGTCTTCAGAAGTAAGCGACATGATGTATATCAGGTAGTTGTAATATGCATCAGCACCCGATTTGGAAATCACTCCATCTTTGCTGACGCTCGAAATTGAAGAATCGAGGCCTACACTGGAGAGAAGTACTTCATCGGCGCGTTTATCGTAGGAAATGAGGGCGTCGATATATTCCTTATATTTCAAATCGACAGTCTCAATTTTCCAGCGTTCTTCCTCACCTGCACTATTTTTAAAGCTAATGGTAGCGTAGGCTTTCCCCTGGTTGTCCGCTCCGGATAGATAACGGGATATTTTACGCAGTTCTGACTGTAGATATTTGATTAGCGTGGATTCTTTGAATACTGTACCAATCGAAATGCCATTGTATTCCAGTAATTTCTCATCGTTTTTTTTACGATGCTTGTTTTCCTCACAGAGCTTGGAGATTTGGATTCGTTTAGACTCAATCCAGGCATTAGGAATGATTATATGAATCTTAGCAGCCAGGGAGTTACGGAGAAACGAGTTTATATAATCAGCGGTATCATTAGAACCCTTGATATACGACTTCGTTCCGGCATGGGTTTCGTTAACTCCATAAAATTCATCGACTGATTTTTCACGATGGTGTGATATGGCCGCATACTTGTAATTGCTGATTTCCGCCAAATTGAATTTAGGATAGATACGGAAAGTTGAAGTGCCATACCCCCATCTCCCTACAGCTATATGTCGGAAGTCCTTATAATAGACTACATCAGTGGCAACATCCTTCTTTGTCGTTGCCAGGCGGCAATGCTTATTTTCCATTATTTCAAGTCCGGCAACAGGAAGCACTCCTCTACCCTTCCCTATTGTAAATCTCCATTTGACAAAAAAATCACGAAAATAGTAGTAGTTCTTGATGATAGATTTGGCAACCTCTTTATGGTCTGATTCAAGGCCACGTTCTTTCCAGCTATTAAGCCAATCAATAACTTCCGGGCAATCAATCCATTCTTTCTGTAACTTACCATCGGTTATTGTAGGCTTGTATACACTAATCCCATGCCCATATAGCATATTAACCTGCTTGGTTATCAAACGGGGAAGCAATCGGTTCTTCTTGATGTCTGAGGCAATCTCTTCACACTTCAGATTGTTGAAGCCACGACTGCACACTTGAAATCCTTGGATGCTCTGCCATTGCATGTCTGGGAAGCTGCTGTCATTAAGTACCGGAAACATCGGATCCGGATCCAGCATTGACGAGATCGGTTTATCACCGATTTGAAATGAGATTACATTGTCATCGTCAAGATAACAACCGTAATTGCCTATCATTTTAAGGTTGCTTTTACTCATAGCCAATCTATTTTATGAAGTTTGAAACCATCTTGTGGAAAGCCCATATACCGGATCAGTATGCGGTAGCACATCTTTGGCTCACCGTCTGCATCACTGAAGAGGAAGAAGTTATCACTATCAATGCTGAACCGTTCCTCCGGCAATTGGGTGCGCCATTTGCATCCTTCCTTTACCGTTAAATTAGGTATAGCCTCGCCCCTATGCCTTGAGCATGGGAAGAAGGCAATGGTGAAGCAGCCATTGGGAAGCTTCGAGATCTCTTTAGCCCATTGCATCGCCTGGATCCCCGTCATTGTCATTTCCATGCCCGAAAGTAGTGGGTTTCGAGGTGCGCCAAAAGGACGCCCCTGCCGTTTGTCATATTTTCGGAATTTTCGAGAGAGGGTGAGCGGCAAGGTGAAAACTCAGCGGTGCGTGTACACTGTCGCCTTGCAAGAAAAATACGTTTTGAATTTTTAAAAGCAAAGGGTTATTTCCCAATGGTTTAAATATTTTTTTGATGTCAAACAGTTCCATTATTATACTTTTGCTGATATATTTTTAGGGTGAAAAATAGCTGTTATATTGCCAAGTTATCGGGTAGATTATCCGGCATTGATGATAATTCGCCCTGTACTCTGTTTCCATAGCGACCAAAAAGAAGGTAAATTAAGGAGCTGGGGAGCTGTGTTGTTAGTCCGGCCTGGTTCTTTAATGGTACTTTCTTTTCAGATGATTTATCAAGCTCTATACGCCCTTCTGTTTTCTTCAGTGGTGAAAGCATAATAGAGCTGCAAAGGTTTTTGCACTCGTTTTCATCTATCAATATCTCAGGCAAAACATTACTACGACCGCCAAAGATGAGCAACAATAATTTGAACTGCTGCCAATAGTAAATTGTGGCCTGACCCTCGTTCATCAGCTCGACCTCGAAGCCGTAACTTTCGAGTTCGCGCTTTAACGCCCGGCTGTCGGTGGTGATTTGTTCCAGTTCCTCCCGGCGTTTGTTACCGGCGCGGTCAGGGTATAGGATAATGCGCTTGTTGATGGAGTCCGGGCCGAAGAACTCGTGGAACTGACGGGCGAGTTCCGGTTGTTCGTCCGGATAACAACAATAGAACTCCTTCAACACCCGGAGCTGACGACCGTAATTCTTTTCCTGAGCGACAGTCAGGGATGAGAAATGGCCAGGGTCGTAACCTACAAGAAGCTCATCGTGCTTGCTGTAGTATTTCAGATATCGAGCTGTGAGGATGAAGTGTTCCCGAAGGTCAAGTTTCAGGATGGATTCGTAAATGTAGCTATCGGAAAATTGGTGCTTTTCCTTGTTGTAGCTGGCGAAGAACTTGTTAATCACTTCTTTGTGACGGATGGCACAAATGGAAGTAAGGAACTCATCCATGTCGAGGGTTTCGAGCTGGGTTTTAAAGAACTTAGGACCGAGGATATCCTTATTACAGAAAGAACTGGCACGGACATACAGGGTGGCGTTCCGGCGCATGTCGGCCAAGCGAGGATTCCAAAGGGCGATGATGCGGTCTTGCTTGATGATTTCAAGACGGATGCGCTCAAGGGTGACGGGATTGGTGGTTTCGCGTTGTGCATTTATCAGTTTGTATTTCTGATAGATAGCGGCATTTACGTGAAGTGCAACGGTAGATATTTCTTCCAGAAGTTTGTGGTCCATGTGACGTTCGTATTCTTCGAACCAGTCGTCTTCGCCAAGGTCAACGCGAGCGGTATCGGATACGCCGGTGATACCCTGGTAGTATGGAGAGCGACGAATATCGGCACTGGATCCACGAAGTGAGGGGAACAAACGGGTTTTCAGCTTTTCGCCTTTGTTGTGCTTCATCTCTTCGATGATGGCATGGACGGCAGACCGTCCGGCGACGGATTCGGGCTGGTCGGAACTGACGAGCTGGATGTGATGGCCATCACGAAAGACGACGCTATGCTTGGGGTACGATATGGGATATCGAGGTCGGCGAAAGTGCGATGGAAGTTTGGCTTCGCCAACAACGTAGTCGATGCCGTACTCAAGCATGGGGCGGACTTTACCGGCGACGGTGACGGGCTTGGAAAAGTAGGCCTGTAGGTTTGGCCAGACATTGGTCATGAGGGCGACATAGGTCTTATGTACCAGGAAGGAAAGTTCACCGGGCATATCATTGGCCACACGGATGATGCGGGGACCGGTGATGCCTTCAGTCTTTCCACCGGCACGGGCAACCTCGGCAAATACGTTGTTGGAGTCGATAACATTAACCTGGATTTGCATCTGGTTCATGTAATAGCTTTCGAAGCTCGTTGTTGCGTCGAAAGTACTCTCTGAAGATGACAGAGAACTTGAGGATTGGCTATACAGTTCTATTCCCATGTTATTCCTCGTTTAGTTCTTCGTATTCCGCCTCCTGGATATCGGCATCGCGGAGAAGACGTTTCTTTTCAACTTTTTCGATAGGAAGGCTGTCGATGAGATTGAGGTAGAAGCCTTTGTTGTGCTTGGCGGCAATTTCCTTGAGTGAGGCTTTGCTGTAGCCGAGGTCTTCAGGACTGAGTTCTGGAGAGATAAGGAAGACGATGCCAAGGTCGCGGTCGGCTTCGGCGATTTCAGAGGCACGGCGACGGCACTCCAGAGCAGCGGCATAACATTTCCCCATCGTTTTATAATCTTCAGCCGCAGCGCAGAGTTTGGCTAAGTCCTCATATTTATCGGCATAATTTGACTCCCACACCTTGATCGATACATTGTTATCAATGCTGAAGTAATTAATTGCAGCATAGATACGAGCCTTACAGGTACGTTCGTCGATGTTTATCTGCTGTTGTGCATTGATGCGCTGGCGCAACTGTTTAGCTGCACGGGTGATGTTACGTTCGTACTCGTATATCTCAGCAGCCCACTGGAGCTGCTTTAGGAAAAGCTGTACGTCGGCAGGAATTCCATCACACTTCCCGGTAGTGAGGAAAGAGGATATCAGGTCCGGGTGTATCTTGTCAAGGGTGTCGAGTTGAGTCATATTCCAAAGAGTTGATTTCTAAGGTCTTTTACTGTTCTTTCTTTTTTCCGGGTTTCGAGAGTTTCGATGGCGGAGACATCGCCGGCTTCGGCTTTTTTGGCAAGCTCGGCATCTATGTTGTACTCACCAAGGGCACATCCGTTGCGGTAGGCATCGTTGTACACATCACCAGGAAGGGTAAGACGAATGGTAAGGGCTACCTTCTCTTTACCTCGGAGTCCGAGAAGAGAGCAAATGCGATGGGGAGTGTATCCCAGTGCGCCGAAGGTGCGCACTTGAGATACATACTCGTCACCGATAAGGATTGCCTTATCTACGTCGGAGGTTGGGGTGAGTTCCTGTTTCATTGTTTTCTATATCATTTATGAATTTGTATATCTGATATATAACTTGAGGCACCATAGCATTCCCATAGGCTTTTATAGCCTCAGTTCTCCATCGATTGTAGACACTTCTTCGCTGGGTATAGCTGACTCCTTTAAAAATGGCATCAATATCCAGCAGGTTGGAAATCCCATCATCTCCTCCACAAATAGGGGGTTGAGTTGGGAAGTTTTGCCAGTACCGTAATCCGCATGTATTTCCCCACGCAGACTTGCCCGTTGAAACGAACTGTTTTTCCTGGTTGAACCTCCCTTCCAATCTGTCGCCATAGGTGTATTCATCAAATGGAACAGTCTCCCGAGTCCTACACTCCCGTTCGAACCGTTCTGGTTCACTTTTCTTGGTGTTCCATTCTTGGTTAGAATAAAGTGGTCGTTCCGTCCAATCACAGCCCCAATTGAACTGTCTACTGCTTGAGGAGTAGGAAGAAGTCCCCCATATACCAATTGGCTCAGCAGGCTGTTGTATGTTGTTCCGTTCCGATATCCCTTCTTCATGGCTCTTTCCTTCATGCTTTCCGGGGACTCGCAATGTTGAACAGTTGTCGGAGTTTGCAATAAATTCATACGGATATATTCCGATATTCCTTTCTGCTTGCTGTTCGGACCTCTCTTTTTGTAGTCGGAAGCTGTTATTGTTGGCAATAAACCAGACTCTGTCTCTCCTATGGGGGGCACCGACGGCACAAGCCGGAATAACCATCGGTTGGACAGTATATCCTTCGGCTTCAAGATCTTTGCAGATTGTCTCGACGACATACTCTTGTCCCTGTTCTCTCTCTTTTCCCGAAGAAGATTTGCTTTCCAAATCAACCTCCTTGCCGGGTTGTACCATTGAGAGGATTCCAGCAACATTTTCACCAATAATCCAAGGTGGCTTGATTTCTCGTATGGCACGTTTAAATTCTGGCCAGAGATAACGGTTATCTTCCGCTCCCTTTCTTCGTCCGGCCACACTGAATGGTTGACAGGGGAATCCACCGGTAAGGACATCAATTTTTCCTTGCCACTCTCTAAAATCTGTTTTTGTGATATCATCATAACTTTTTGAATTACAGAACCAATAATTAAGTACTTGCTTACAAAATGGGTTAATTTCACAATGAAATGCATTTTCCCAACCCAACCAATGAGCCGCCAGTTCTGGCGCACCTATTCCACTAAAAAGCGATGCATGTCTCATTGTAATATCTTGTTTTTAGCTGCTAAAATATCAGCGGTTTCCTCAGCATTTAATAACTGTCCAGCTCTTACTAACCGTAGCGGCTGAGATGGAAACATATTCTGGTATCTTAAGATTGTGGCAGTGACATAACGCGGATCGATTTCCATTGCGTGGCAGATGCGGTCAATCTGTTGGCAGGCCATGAGTGTTGATCCGGATCCGGAGAAGAGGTCAACAACGATCTGACCGGGAGTGCTGGAGTTGGATATCGGATAAGCCATGAGTGCAATAGGTTTCATAGTAGGATGAAGACTGGAGCGTTGTGGCTTATCGAAGTTCCAGACGGTGGTCTGTTTACGGTCGGAGTTCCATTGATGGCCGGCACCTGGTTTCCAACCATAGAGGCAGGGTTCATGTTGCCATTGGTAATCCTGGCGTCCCATGACCATAGTGTTCTTTGCCCAGATGCAGCATTGGGCAATTTTGAAACCGGCTTTCCGAAGAGAGGCACGGAAGTTCTCACCTTCGCTGTCGGCGTGGAAGATGTAGTAGGAACCGCCAGGCTTGAGGATGGCAAACATGATGGAGAACACTTGCTTGAGGAAGGTGGCGAAGAGGTCGTTTTCCATCGAGTCATTTTGGATGGTGAGTTCGTCTTCAGTGCCGCCTTCGTAGTTGACGTTGTAGGGCGGATCGGTGACGCATAAGTCAGCATGCTGGTCGTTCATCAGCGCGGAGACATCGGATTTGGAACGGCAATCGCCGCACATCAGACGGTGATTGCCGAGGAGCCAAATGTCACCAGGTTGGGCGAAGATTGCGGTGGTATCTTCATCTGAAGGAACAGTGAAGTCAACTTCATCTTCAATAACTGCATCGGATTCGTGTTCCTGGGCGAATAAGGGGGAGGTTTGACCGAAGTCGATGGCTTTGACTTCATAGCCAAGGTTGAAGCGTTGAAGGGTATCGGAGTCGATATTGTACTTCTTGAATAAGAGGGTGTCCGGATTCTTGGTGGCGAACTCGGAGTTGTAGGCGGCGATTTCTTCGACAGCTTCTTTTTTGTCGGCGGCGAAGATGGGTTCGTAGGGAATATCAGGGATAGTGAAGCCAGCCTTCCTGAGTGCGATCAGTGCTTTGCGACGTTGATGAGCATCGATGATCCAGAGTTTTCCGTCAGGATCCTTCCAGGCTTTGAATGCGTACTTGAAACCACGGGTGATGATGAGCATCTGTAGTTTCGATAACTTATCAGGATCCGACTTTTTAAAATCTTCCTGAAGCTCCAAGAATGAATCCAGCGGGGCGGTTGGTAAACCACCCAAATTAAATACTTCTATTAGCTTTTCCATTTTACTTTGAATTAAAATCTTGCAATATTGCTTTGAATAAGGCCTCACGTTCACGATGGCGACGGAGGTTCTCTTTATCCTGAATGCGCCGAGTCTGCCGATCGGCTCGCTTCAGGTAAGATTCGTATCTGCGGATGTTGTCTGCTACATTCTTGTGCAAGCGTAGGAATTCATGCGGATCCGTCTTCAGTAGCTTCGTCAGTTGCGCTCTCTCTGACTGATGAGTTATGAGCGGATGAATGTAGAGGAACTTCCCAGTGTCGTTGAACGATTGCAGCTCGTCGAAGGCTTGTAAGTTCCGGATCCGGAGTTCCACCATGTCCATGATGTCACGCTTGACCGGATTCTTATCCAGGCGTTCGTCGAGCTGCTTCATTTGCTTCCAGGTAACCACACGGTCATTGTAGATGAGTGTGGCTATTTGGACTTGCGGGTCGAAGAGGTTGTCCCAGTCGATTTGCGGGTACTCCTCGTGCTTTTGGATTTTGCCGGAGCTGCTACCGCCTGCTCTTTTTTTTTCTCAGTTTCCAGAGCTTGTTCGGCTTCTTCAGCACGAGTTTCGGCTTCTTCTTGGGCTTCTTCCGCTTCTTCGGCACGCTGTTCAGCTTCATCGGCTCTTTCTTCGGCTTCTTCGAGGGATTGCTCCAGCTCTTCTATTTTTTCAGATGCTGGAGAATTTGTGGTATCGGTACTGGTAGTCTCATTAGTAGCAGGGATGCCATTATCAGTAGTAGTTTCACTGACCGGAGGAGTTTCGCCGCCAGTACCGGAAGTTTCATCAGTGGCAGTGGTGTCATTGTCAGTGGCAGTAATTGCGTTGGCTGAAGGAGTTTCGCTACCGGTACCGGGAACTTCTGCAACGGCCTTCAGTTCATCTAACTTCTGACGACGGAAGGCGCGAATGTTTTCCCTGGTGGTATGATCCAGCAAAGAATAGAGGATTTCATCTGCGTACCTTTTCGGATCGCGAGCATAAGTTCTCAACTGAGGAAGCCAGGGACACCCCTTTCGCAATAATTCAAGGTCATATATTGCAGCATCCGGATTGCGCAGGGCATTGAAGTGGAGTTTCTTTTCTTTGAAATTGTACATAGCTGTAGGATTTAAAGAAACAAACTAACGCAACTGAATTTAGACCAGCAGGTTAGCTTGTTAATGATGATTTTTAAGCTGTCTGGATACGAGTACCCTGGACTTCGACAAGCGTGGACGGGTCCATGACACGGAGCGTGATGGAAGAGCCGGCCTTGGCTGTCCAGGTGGCACCATCCTCCAAAGTAAATGCTGCGCCATCGGCAATGGTAGCAGCCTTGTCGGTACCGGTACCTTCGAGAGTAATGTAGCGACCTTTATCGTTGGCTGTGAGACCTGATATCGCATTGATGGCGTAAGTTGCTGCTGATCCGTTCGGGATTTCGTACCGGTTGTTTTGAGGAGATATGGCCAAGGTTGTGGAGTCAACCGTATGTTTGGCGGCAGGAACACGGATGATATCACCAGCGTATTTGTAATATTGGTCTATGCTGGTGCGCTTGAATGTAAAGGTTACATAACGGCCATCCTTATCATTCTTGGATTCATAAGAGGATAGCACCATCGGCCGGTCGTAATTGCCGAGAATATACCATTGGTCCTCTCCCACTTCCTTAAATATGATGATGAACTTACCACCGGCATGTTCTTCAATAAAGGTGAGAAGCTGATCGCGCATGCCTCCCATAATCATTACAAAATTGTTTTCTCCGCTGGTGGTGATATCACCTTTCTCCCCTGTTGATGTATATGTGGGAATATCGTGGGCCTCGAAATACTTCATGTATTGTCCAGCTTTCATCGGCAATGTACCGACCTCCCGATTTGAATTAGGCTTCGGAAAAGCTACATCGGGATTGATTTGGGATATTTCAATCAAATAGGCCTTATATGCTATATTCGAGCCGTGAGTCTGGCGGTCAGAAACATCGCCAACGTCACCGATGACCATCATAGCGGCAAATGAGGTACCGGCAAATCCGGTGAGACAAAAGGAAGAGGATGCAGGATCCAGGAGCATGCCAATGACGAAGGTAAATGCGACCAGTGTCATCAGTGAGAGAAAGAAGCGGACCTGCATATTGCGGGCAGCTTGGTTTCCTTTACGAAAAGGATTTGAAATTTTTCTTGCTTTCATATTTAAATAAAATGATGGGTTAAAAGAAAGGGCGGGCTACTAAACCCGCCCCAGTCACCTAAAAACAATTAACTACCAGACTAACAAAGATTATCTTACGCCGGGAATATTGGGCTGCAGTGCGGCATTGACCTTACGGACACCACCGACCTGACGCTCGAGTTCCAGGAAGTTTCCTTTACTGTTCAAGATTACCATGATGTAATCGCCTACCTTGGTAGGCGTGTAGGCTTCTGTGATATCGGCAAACTTGTCGGCCTTGGCGATGGTAGTTGCATTATCGGTTGCTCCGCACTCGATAATGTAAGCTACACCGGCCTTGGCGTTAGTGATGTCGGTTATGGCTTTTGCTGCAGTGTTGGCTGCAGTAATCTGCCAGAAGCCTTTGGAAGCATCTACAGTGGTGGCATCAGCAGCCATGTCGACAGCTGGTTTGTTCATGAAGATTTGCTGCCACTCGTAGTTGTTTGCTTTCAGTTTATCCAGGCTGTCGAAACGACGGCCGGTGAAAGAAGCTGCACAACCTTCTTTCCAAGTAGACCATGCCTTGAGGAGTTCCATGTCTTCCTTGACTTTGACGGACATCATCTCTCCCGGGATGTACTCCAGGAACTGGAGATTGCCGGGGATATCCATGAACATGAGGGGAAGCTGGCCAAGATACGGAAGCCATACGATACGGACGTTCGTGTCGGGGACAATGTTCTTGTAGCTGTCCGGCCCGGTGAAGTCGATATCCTTGCCATATTTGGCGCGAACATTCTTGATCCACCAGGGCTGATGAGTTTTGTTCAGGTATAGAACATGGTTGTCGATGTCCATATCTTCCGTGCAGGAAGTGATGATGTCGGAAACGAAATCCTGAACAGCATCCAGCATATCGGCATCGGTATAACCGCGATATGCACTGTCGTCATGAGGAAGAATCTTAAGCTCATGCACGTAGCGGAGCAAGGTGTAAATGATACCGGTGGATGCATTCAGGTAGCTGCCTGCAACTCCGGTTTCGGGTTTCACATAGATACCACGCATACGACGTTTGTTCTGCTCTACCTGAGCGGTTTCCAAGGAATTCAGGATGCAGAACTCAATCATGTTCCACTTTATCGGGTCGGAACCTTCTTTGTTCAAGTAGCCGATATACATGCGCTCCAGTTCTTTCATCGGTCCGAACTTGAGCTTGATCATGGCGTCGTCTACATGCCCCATCTCGTTCTCGAGCTTCATGTCACCCTTCCAGATTTCACCCTGCTGGTAGGCCTGGGAAACTTCGGAGAAGAAGGCGTTGAATACAAGGTCATGGTCCTGGATACCGTAGCGTACCGGGAAGTACTGGGTGAGGTCGCGTTTCGTGAGGACACGCGCAATCAAGGCATCCTGGCGAAGAACAACATACTGGTTGCCAACTCCGGCGGTGTTAACACCTTCGTAGTTGGTTCCGAACTCACCGGCTGCCAAACGCTTGGCGTCGAGCATGCCATTGGCGTGCAGGTAAGCGTAGCGTTTCTGCAGAGAGCGAGAGAAAGCAACGGCTTGCTTGCGGAAGGCAACTCCTTCAGTTTCCTCATCCCAACTGCCAAGTCCTGCAGCTGCTGCCGGATTGATGGTGATTTGATTCCAGCGTTCGCTCATGGAGAACATGGGGTTCTCGATGCCAAACAGGAACTTGGCACGATCTGCCGGGCCAGTGAAGGTGGCAGTGGTAGCGGTGACGGTCTGAATGGGACGGTCTTCGTTGGCACGGTTTTCCATTGTGGAAATCAGCCCTTGGACAGCTTGAGCAAGTTGTACCATACCTTCGCCTGTTGCTTGAGCAGGTGCACTGGAGGTTCCTTCTTCGTCAGAAGTATTGGCATTCTGTGCCGGATTAACAATGCTATCCAAGATACCTTGTACCTGGTTCATCTGTTCCTGCGTTATCGGAGCTGCAGCAGCGGCAGCCTGTGCAGCCATGTCAGCGGCCAAGTCTTCCTGGAGAGTTGATTGGTACTCCTTTTTGTAAGAGTCAACAATCTGTTTCCATTCTTCGTCAGTCAGCTGATTAGCTTTCGCTTTGTCCAGCAGCTTCAATTTCTGCAGGACGGTCTGAATTCTTTCTTTAATATTCATGTGAATGAAAAAAGTTAAGTTATAAATAGTTGAGAGCGTTCTTTTTGATTGTTTCCAGGTTGGTGTAGTTCCGGCCAAGGTCTACAGCTCTGGCAACGGCTTCGAAGAAGGTCATGGAGCCATCAATGAGTTTCTTTTTGATGGCATGAGCTGTATCGAAGGTCTCGCCCCGGAAGACAGGATCGTCTTCCGGGAGTTCACCCAGTTCCGGACGGCTTGTACGGACTTCGTTCAGGAACTGCTCAGTGAGTGGGTTTAGCACATCTTTGACATATTGCTCCGGTTTTCCAGCACGCATGTCGTTGTACTTCTTATTCTTGAGGTCTGATTTATCAGCGGTTTGCCTAATGATTTTAATGCCGAGCTTCTCATAATAGCCGCTAAAGTCATAGGTCTCGACCATTGTACCGATACAGCCAATTACTTCGTTGGCTGTAAGTGCAGCGATAGCATTGGAATGGCAAGTGATATAATAACAGGCAGAGCAATTACATTGCTCGACAAGGGTTATGATGGGCTTACTCAACGAACGCATAGTCTCGCTGAGTCTATCAAGATACCAGGCTTCGCCACCTGGAGAGTTGGCATGAATGAAGTGACAGGAAATGGCCGGGTTGGCTTCGGCATCCAGGATATCCCGTTCAAATTGCTTGGAAGAGAAATACCAACGACTATCAGCAGTGATAAAACCCCAGATACGATGGTAGGCGATACTACCTTCAGGAAGTTCATTGGAAGAAAAATCACTGGTAAGGGTTACTTCTTGGAACTCGGAAAGTGCATGCAGTTGTTGCTGGATTTTAGCAAGGGCTTTATCTGCCAAGTCTTTATATGTAGGCGGATCATCATCGAAGAAGAAAGCCGATGGTGTGGGTGTGTCATTTGCTATCAAAGGGAAAGCATCCATCATGGCAGAAGTGAAGCCTTCTGCCGAGATGAGAAGCTGTTGAGTGTTTGATAGAAGAAGCTGTCGGAGAAAAGTTCTGTTCATTGCATATCTTTTCAGCGAAGATAGGCAGCTTACAGAAGGGGGTGAAGGACGCTACTGGAGCGGGGATTTGAGCATCTTACACTCGATTTTCAGAGTAGCGGAGTTTAGATTCGGGGAAATGGAGACGATGGCCGGTATCTTATTGTCTCCGATATTGAACTTCCGGTACCGGGTATCCCTAAATTCAACGATAGCAAATTTGCCTGAAGAAAAATCACGAATTACGTCTACAGAAGGGAGATCGACAGTGATATCTTTGTTGCAGTTAAAGCACCGGCCGGCTTCGGAATCTTCCGGTACCGGAGCAAAAGTAAATTCATCGGCAGTGAAACGATAGATATCCTGACGCATCTTGGCGATAGGATATACATTGATTTGGATAGATAGTTCTCTCATTGTGATTATATTTATTTGATATTCAATAAGTTCGCCACACATAGAACATTTTGTCCGCCATTTTGGGACAAAAAGCATAGTTTGGTCGGTGATTTTTTAGCTCTTTTTTAACTTCTTTTTATAGTCCCGACGCCTTTTTCTCTTTCGAATATTTTCTCGCCATCGATAGAAGTTTTTTAGCAAAGCATCTTCAGTAATGCTGTCAATGCAATAGGAACAAAGGAATTTATGAACGATATCAAGATTGTTAAGTTCATGGCCGTTCAAATCATTCTCATCCATAGCGGTATGAAGATCACGGTTGAACATACGGCGTACTTCATTCTCTATGACCTTGGCAGCACGTGGGGATAGGTAGTTATAGACTTGTGGATCCTTCCCTATTCGCCTGTCCGGAAGAATAATGGTGAGATTGCCATTATCAACCGGAGATTGATTCTGATGACGACGGGCCATCAGGGTCCAAATAGCGTGATACAAATCTGTATTGTCAGGAATTCTAATAGGTTCATCTGCGCCATTGTTATATTTTCCACGCAGATATTCAGCAAGGTAAGGTGTAATCATAATGCTCGTTGTAATCATAGCTGTTTCCTCTAAATATATTTTTGAAATAGTTTTTGTTCATTTTCTCATCCTACCGTCCAACCGTCCAACAGGATTATTAAAGTTACTGATTATTATTTAGTTACACAAATTTACCAAAAGAAAAATAGTGTTGGAGGACGTCCAACACGTCCAACAAACCGCGTTTTTTCTCTTTTTTGTTGGATGCCGAATGTTGGATGGTTGAAAACGGTTAATCCAACACGTCCAACAGCGTCCTACAAAACAACACCTATGTAGTATATATATATAATTAAAAAGAAAATATATACTACTATACAACAGGGAGTTACATTTTAAAATGTTTTTCCTTGTTGGACGGTTGGACTGTTGGACGGTATTTCTGAAAAGTTTTCTTTTCAAAACTTCGCCTATTTTGCTTTCTTTTTTGTTTCAGGGGGTCCGGGGGATTTGAGAAGGATAGATAGTATAACATTGGTTTAGATGAATTCGACGAAATGTCCGCAAATCAGAATATAAAAAGCAATTATTCCCAATGGGGTGGCCACCGGGAATAATTGCTTGAGAGTTTAGAATAGAATTTGTCTCACTAAAGAACAAGGGGTTGAGGTGCATCAGCAACTCCCAAAGGATCATTGTCCGGATTAGTAGTCGGGATATCCTCCTCCGGATTGCGCTGCAAGTCAATATCATACAATTCTCTGAAAAGTTCGTAATTGATAGCTATACAGCTTGAATTAGTACTTCTCTTTTCCATCTTACGAACCATATCATTATTCAGTTTAATAGGTATGCCTGTTTCATTAGGAATATTCTCCTCAAAGCCACCGCGTGGAACTTCGACTACATCATACCAATTAAAGCGGCGGGCATGCACCAATCCAATGTAACTGGGATGCGAACGTAGGTTCTGCTCGATGGTAGATTGAGTCGAATCTTCCTGGTTGTACGATGATCGAGCGTATTGCGTATAAATGGTGCTGAGACGTAGAAACAATACACGAGTTCCTGCAGGAATAGGTATTTCCCTTTTCTCCCCTCCAGGAAGTTTGATCGTGAACCGTTCCGGCGTGTCGATGGCAAAATCCCGGCCTTCCTTTATTGCCTTGGAATCGATCATAACATCCATTGCTTTGAAGAAGCTGGCCAACTTGTCGGTTTTAGAAATCAGTTCAACCTGGAACTTAATCTTGTTGCATGCGATTTTGAAAAAATCTTTGTAAGTGAATGGTAATTTCATATCTGTATAATTTTCAATTAGATTACATGTTGCTAAAAATAATGAAGCCGTTTTCATAAGACGGTCGATCTCTCCGGAATTCATCAGCTCCTTCTTCAGTTCATCATAAGCTTTTTGCTTAAGCATCCGGAAATGTTGCATAACCAAGGGACGCAGCTGAAGAACCTCGAAAAGTACATTCGAAAGGCCCCTCTTTGATGGATCCTCAATCTCCTTCAGCTTATTGAAAAGCTCAATCTCTTCCGGTGTGCGATTCTTTGCTTTGGGAACCTCACAAACAATGATACGGGACATAAGAGCATTGTCGTCTCTCTGAGGCGTTTCCTGCCCACAAATAACTACCGGTGCAAAAACCTTTTCTATTTCTATATCTTTACCCTGATTTGCTTTCCTTTTCTGACGGCCTTCTCCATCATAAACAGACTGTTTCAGATATTGGAACATCTGGTCATTGATATCCTTATTGTTATACTCGTCAAGAACGACAGGAACATCCCTAAAAGAAGAAAGCAATGAAGAGAGAGCCGGCAGAGTTCCGGTATTCAGATTAAATATAGAAATATTAGGAGAAATGAACAAGGAGCGGATGGATATCGCTATTTGTGTTTTTCCCGATGACATAGGCCCCATAAAAAAGGGAGCGGTAAAAAGACGGTCGATACAGTGAATATTGCTTCGGAAAGCACACATTATAGCATAAATAAGAGCCCATTTTCCATTGTCATTAATCTTATATACGCGATCCATCAGGGAAGCCCACTCTTCAAATGAGCATCTTTTATCTGCAGGAATTTCTTTATATACAAGTTGAGAAATAAGCTCGTATTTATCAGTTTTCCGGCCAGAACCTGCGTAAATTGTAGAAAATGCCGGCAAATAATAGTTCTCCTTATGGTGAGTGACGACTCCGAGCTCATTAACGGGATCAAAGCGAGCAAGACCATCGACTATATGGAAGATACCATTGGCAAAAGCGAAAAATTGTTGATCCTCGCGGCGAGAAAAACCGTCTTCTTGCTGATTACCATAAGTAACAACTTCGGTACACTTCACATAGTGACGGCTCATATATTCGCGAATCTTGGTCCAATGCTTCTCTTCACCGTTGGTGAAATTGACTGCTTCCAACATGATAAGTTTTTCCTCAATGGTGCTCTTCTTAACAAGAGCTTTGGAGGGAACCTCTATGTAAAGAGGGGTTTTGTAGTAGCGTCGATTTATTTTAATGACACGCTTGTTATCTTCGTCGTTATCAGAATAAATGTGTAGCAAAGGAGTCATAAAAAAGTCGCCTACCATCGTATGACCTGATTTTTCTTGCTTAAAAAGGTAACAGACCGGTTCTCCCTGCTTATTCAGCTTTGGATAGAAATTACATTGATTAAACATCTGCATGTATTCCGGATTGTCCTGGACATATCGGGGAAGTTCATCAGGATCATAGCTCTCCTCTACATAGTCATCATCTGTACGCTGAGCATTGATGGCCATACGAGATTTACGCTTGGCCAGATATGGCTTTAGAATTTCAGTCAGGGCCTGCTTTATCAGCCCTAAACAACCACAGAAATATGAGTAATTGATAATACGTACCGAATCGTCAGCATAGCTTATAATCTCGGCACAACGTTCAATATACGGTGACCGTTCTCCTATGAAATTTTTAAAGAATAGCTTATGCTGATAGACATAGAATTTTGCAAAATTATAGGCCTCGATCACATTGTCTGTATCCTCCTCCAGGTCTTCATCATCTATGATCTCGCCTTCATCGTCGGGCTCTGTAGCCTTTTCAACCGTCACAGTGATGTTGGATATACCTCCGCGAAACATTGTGGCTAATGCAGCCAAATAATCGGCTTCTGTCCCGTCTTTAGAAATCGTCAGGGCATCGCTATCTGTAGTAAACATCTGGCTGGCCTGACGGAGTAATTGAATATCATTCATTCCCGGAACGCCATGAACATAGACTATAGGTTCATCTCCATATAAAGTAAGGAACTCCTGATAATCTGAAGTAAGAATGCAAGGTTCGTTTCCGGAGCGAGTTTCTGCAAGCATTTCAATACCATATATACCAGGCTGCATCAGGTCTTTTTCCTTGATCGAAGCCGTCTTCTTTTTGCGCAAAGTCTCATTTACCTTTCGTTGGATAACTTCAGTATTGGTGTCAAAAAGGCTGGCCATTGCTTCGATGCACTTAAGGCGGAGAGTTTCTGAAGGAATTACCGAAACAAGTCCGCAAAGGGTTTGTATGGCCTCTTCTTCTTTATTCGGGTCCTCCATCGGATCATCACCACGTAATAATGGGGCAAAATAGCGGACAAAGTTTGTTTGATGGTTCATGATCCACTTCCCGGTATCTCTTTTCTTCTCCCTTGCAAGATCATCCGGATCTTGCCCATCAGGAAGAGGAACAGCACTGACCTGAAAACCTGCAGCAAGCAATGCCTCGCAATTTTTAAGAGAAGCATTGATTCCTGCTGTGTCAGAATCATATATCAGAGTGACTTTTTTGGTAAAGCGTCCGATAAGTTGAATTTGTTCGGGAGTTAAAGCAGTACCACTGCCGGCAATGGTGTTGCGGACACCTACATCGTGCATAGAGAGAACGTCGAACTGGCCTTCAACCAGATAAACATTGTCATATCGAGAGATCGCATCACGCGCCTGGTACAATCCGAATAAGTGAAGTCCTTTTTTGAAAAGAGGTGTGTCACCTGTATTAATGTATTTCCCACTTCTTTCCTGGGGAATAATATAACGGCCAGAATATCCGACAATGTTTCCTTTCAGGTCAAAGAACGGGAACATGATGCGATCTCGAAAAACATCGTAGATAAACCCTTTTTCCGATTCGCCCAGGACACCAACTTCGAGAAGTCTCTGCTGGGTAAAACCTGCTTCGAGAAGTTCTTTCTTGGCAATGTTGCCTTCCGGAGCATAACCGATTTTAAAGTCCTGCAGTATTCCATTGTCAAGTTTATACCCACGTGAATAAAGATAAGATTGCGCATCCGGAAGATGTTTCTGAAAAAAGGTAGTCGCTCCTTTCAAAGCAATGCGCTGCGACTCACGTTCTTTACTCTTTGTCATCTCATCGTCCGTCATAACGCGCTGAGGAAGCTCTATTCCGACACGATTGGCCAGCCAGGTGAGGGCTTCATTGAAGGACATCCCCTCATGATCTTGAACAAACTGAAGAACATCTCCACCTTTGCCGCAGACAAAACATTTATAAGTTTGCCTTGAGGGACTGACGACCATAGAAGGGTGTTTATCCGGATGAAAGGGACATATCCCCAAATAATTAATACCTTTTTTACGTAAAGAAACGAACTGGCCAATAACATCGACTATTTCGTTTGCCTCCTTAATACGCTGTTTTAATTCTTCGTCAATCATTGCTTTCTTCTTCAAATATATAGAGTTGACGCGCTGCAAAGGCTTCTTCTAAGGTGATTCCGAAGTAGTTGGAGAGCGCGAGATACTCTTGTTGATTAATATTTTTGCGTCCGTGAAAAAGATCCCACCAACGCATTTGATTTATACCAACTTCACGATAAAAAGCGCGGGTTGGCATAAAGTTCTCCGGATGCCGGAGCTTAATCCGGAGCATCTCTTGTACCAGGTTTCTTTTGACCGTCTGGCCAACAACGATATGTTTCCGATGCATATACAAATGTATGGCCAAAGGTGAACGCTTCAGAACCTCAGACATTTGCTCTGGGGTCATCTTATTGGCATTGTCTCTTACGAACTTGTCTTCGTGCGGTTGCCATCTTCCATTGTTCATAGCTTTCTTTCCTCCATATCTGTGTGTAATCATCATTAAATTCGTATTCCGGGTGTCGCTCGATATAGCAGCAACAGAACTTGATAAATAGTTCCTGCTGGGACGGGATAACTGAAGAGAGAATATCGTAATACCGCCCAACCTGAAGTTTATCCAGGGCTTTGAAAACTCGGTTCTCAAAGCTCTGGAATTCATCTGGTCCCAATACTGCCAGGAACCGGTCAACCCAGTCAAGGTTTTCCATTCGATATTTGTTCAGACTGTCCATTGTGCTGCAATTGATTATACTGCGAATGTAGACGTTTGAAAAGTTCATGAGAAAGACATTCTTGTGCCGCTGCGTCCGGATTATGAAAGTTCTGCAATATCCTCAGTAACGACTCAAGCTCATTAATCGAAATGTCATTAATTGAAAATAGTCCACGGGAATCGACATCCAAGTACATCAGCCGCATGCCTTTACTCATATTCTGCTGTTCTTCGATACTCCGGAGAGGAAGATCATAATTTCGCTGACGTTTGGAAGAATACCGAGAAAAGCATTGCCCGGCGTCGTTCCAGCGAAGCGATTTCCATTTAGTGACTATTTGTCTCTCTCCGAAGATGGTGACTTTCTGCAGCACCGGGACCTGACCATATACCTGACGAACAGTAGAACCTTCTCCGTAAAATACCTGGTCTAATTTATAAGAGCAAATGCTCATGGCAAGCTCAAAAATTCTTGTGCTATACATATTGTTATTTTTTCGTTAGTTATTTAACGCTGTTTAGCCAATCTAAAGCGTTTTGCAGATTATCTACATAATCGGCATTATAAATATATGAGACCTTATTTCCTTTTACATATTCCCGATCATTATCAGTCTCTCCTATTATAAACTCCATATTTGGCGTCCCTAACCTATATACACCGATACAATAGGTTGTGCCTTCATGTTTCCTGCTCTTTTTGGTTTCCAAAAGAAAAATACTATTTTCTAATTCCATTTTATATGGCTCCTTATTAAATTGATTTGAGGGTTATTCAACTACAAGTATTTGTCTTGAATGTATGCAGCATCCTTTGTGATAAGAAGGTTGTTCCACAAGTTGATACCATTTTAAGTACCATTTTTCGGTAAGTAGGCTATATGACCTCCACATTTTACCCTCATATACCCCTGATGGATTAGACATGCTATATTCAGGAAGGCCTTTAAAAGTCTGCTCGCTCATAAGAGCATGAGTATCGTCCAATTCAATAAACCTTCTGTGAGGTTGTTGCCAACTCTTTCCCAATGGGTCAGTAATTGGCGGTATTATTTGTTCTCCGTTCATAACTGTATTGTTATTAATCAATTTTTATTTCTTCAATCATAGATAGAGGAACGCCTACGCAAGTTGAATAGGTAGTGATTCCATTTCCTTCTTTTAATCGTTTTTGAATTTCTTCCTCACTGTAAGGCTTTTCAATAGAGCAATGCGTTCTGTCATATTCTTGCACTTCTTCGCTTTCGGATTCTCTAATATCGTAAGGTCTGTATAAAACTACATCGCCTTCCTTTGCAGCAAGCATAACTATTCCATTTATGGGATGTTTAACGATTCCAATTTTACCTTTATACCCATGATTTTTAATCAGATTAATATGATTTTTAATATCCATGTTTTACTCCTTCCTATCTTTTTATGAATTAAATTTCTCCTCTATATCTTGATAATCTATGCAGCTTATAGGAATACATAAATCAGGTTCTTCTAATTTGATGTCAGGTCCATAACATTCTATCTTTTTAGCACAATTAATACAGAGATATTCTTCATTTTCCACAATATTCTTTTTTAATTTGATTTGAATTAGTGTAAACGCCTTCATCGCAATTCTCAATGCGTGACTGACATTCACTTACTACCTCTTTTAAAATCTCCGCACACTCTTCATTTGATTGCTCTTTCAAAATCATCGTAACCTTCGCATTCGAGAAAAGCCTTTAAAGCTATGTCCTTATAGCACATAGCGTCATAGGTAGTTCTTTCCACGCACACAACATTTTGCGTATCGAGATACATTTCCAAATGCATTATTTCCAAATTATTTTCCTTTAATAATTTGGAAATAAGTTCATTGCTTTCCCCAAAAGGGTTAGCTGGTATAAGTTCTATATCAACTTCCAAAGCATAGTCTGGAATGACTTTACCATCGACTTCAACACGATATAAATCACCTTGCCTATGTCTTATTACACCTGACTTTCCTACTATATCCGGCATGACTGGACAATCTAATATTCTCACTCTGTCACCTACTTTAAATTTTGATTCCATATTCATTTATCTATTATGTTAAATTAATTATTCGGTTTCCAAAAGACTTCATGTTCCCATTTCTCGGTATAGATATTAATCCATTTTATGTACAGCCATAAAACTTTTATCTCCCGTCTTTTGAACCTAAAAGCAAATGGTTTGTCCCACTTATTCCATGTAATCCAAACTTTGTAACCTATCTTTTCTCTATATTCTCGAACCACAACATTGCCCTTATGACAGGATTGCTTGCAAGCATCAAAATTACCACTCCAAAACAAAGCAGTAGTCATATCTTCCGTTACTACACTATAACCAGTATATTCTTTCTTCTTCATATCTCTATTTTTAAAAGTACCGGGAACCACCCCGGTACTAAAAACCCTAACCTGGGGCTGACCCAACAGCTGTCCTTTCAGCTGGCATATTAAATTGTTAATTATAAAATCTACCCTTTACAGAGTATTTTCTTTCAATTCATGTTTTCCTTTTTCAAAGCAAGCTCTCCTGTAGACATTTTTTCTGAAAGTTCAAAAGAATCAATCAATAATGTTCTAAAACCTTTCGAGTGCAGAATTGCTCCTGCAAGCATACGTTTTAGTGTTTCCCTATTTCCATATACATCTTGTGCAAGATTTTGTGTAATAGTGCCTTTTTTAATTTCATGCTCAACACATACATTCAGTACTATTGCAATATCATACTCTTTACAAACAGCTTCAACGTGCTTAATAAGCTCCCTCATTGCTTTATCTCGTTCCTCTATCATAATCATTGTATTGTTTATTTGGTTTTATATTATTCTTTTTCATCCAGATAAATTATATATCCTATTTTAGGTGGTGAACATGCCAGTAAGTAATCATTTCCGGGATATCACGCAAGCTCAATCGAGCTTTGATGTTTTCTCGATGCCGGATAATAGTAAATTTGGATAAGGCAAGCTTTGCCGCAATATCTTCCGTTTTCATATTGGCCGCAATCATTCGAAATACCTCCTTTTCCCGTTCCGTAAGATTTAGATCAAGATCAGGCTTACAGACAACTCCTTCTAAAGAACATTCGCCTCGAAGGGGACATTTAACTTCTTCAAAGTTAAACTGACCAAAAGCATTGATATCAAAGTTCAGCTGGTCAAACTCACCAAAATTACACCTGATGAAACGGTGTACAACTCGGAATTCATAATATATCCTGTTCATTGAACTCTTTGAATATAACTCCATCAAGGATTTATGTGCTTGGGGATACCGATCGCTAATAATAGCTAACATCGCTTCAATGAGTTCTCTATCTTGATCATTCAAGACTCGCGCAGGTTTATTTACTTCCTTTACGATTACATCACCACAAGGAGTATTATAAAATTCGATATTACTTAATACATGCATAATTCTCCAACTTTATATCAGCAATCATTTTGCCAGCCTCATTGAACTGCTCATTTATGAAAGTAGCCGATTCCTCTGGTATTTGTTTCTTGAACAAGTTATTAATGATTTTATTAATTAATCGCAGTTCCAATGGTTTAAATGTACCATTCCGCAATTTGTAATAGAATGTAGGATATGACATCCCACTTTCCGATAGAATAAGGGTTCGTACTGTTTCCTTATCTACATCCGACAAAGAATCATAATAGTCTTTAAATACCATTTTTCCTAAATTCTTTTCTTCCTTCAT